ATCCTCAGCAGCAGCTGTTGACCACGTACATGTTCCAAAGTAAGATTCTTTCTTCTTCAAATAAGACAGTGCCATCTCATCATGACCCATAACACCAAAAGGTGTAGGATCAATAGATAATTCTGTCTTCGGATCGAGAGCCAACTTCTGGTACGGTACTGAGATCTCTGCTGTTGCCAACTGTGGTGCACTCATGGGGTGATAAGGTGAAACATTATCGATATTCGGTACGTTCGTAAAACCAAACATACTTGCAATCGATGACACCGCACTCGCTCCAATCTGTGTTGCACGTGCAAACCTACCTATAATAGGCACGTTGACAAGGTGTCCAGCAAAATTTGAAATGGCAGTGGCAGGTTTTGAAACCGGACCATTGCCATACTCATCTTCTGACTGCAAAGTCAATTTACCAGTAGAACCCATGAGTTCAACATCAGATAACCATGCTAGTGTACGCACAGTAACTGTGGTAGGACCACCTGCTATGGCAACGTCTAAATTGGCAAAGATTGTATAAAACAATGCTCCAAAATCTACAACGTTGCTATTACTGGTTAAATCCAGCCAATTACGACTGTACATAAAAGGCAACTCCATTTCTCCCCCTGCATTCAAGGTTGGGTATATGTAAAAACCCGGTAATTGTGAAAGCGGAACGAGATTTGAAGTAGCAGACGCACGAAATTTTCTGGTAAGATTACCATCCATAGGTTGATAACATACACGCATAGCTCCATACTGGAAAGGCGTAGCATTTAACAAAACTTTAATATGGAGTTTAGCTCGTAAAAAAGCAAAATTCTCCAATTTCCGTTTAACTGATGCAGTATTAAGCAACAGTTTCCATGGTTGGATGGTCCTATATAAACCAAGTGGGTCAGCTACAGCCCATGTAAAAGTATCTATAGTGGTAGGTCGTGCCAAAAATTCACCCAAGGATAAATCATCGGTGGAATCAACCACTGCAACACTATTACGTGAGTCTGCTGCCATAACTACTTCACCGATATTCGAATCAATAAAGTAAGTCGTGGCATGTGTGTCTGCAGAGGAAGCTTCCTCTGCAGGTTGCTCATCAGCTTGTAAAACAAACATTTTTGAGCAAAGTTGGGTGTCAAATAACGTCTCAACATGTGAGAGGACTTCAGTTTCCTCTACATCTCGCGACGCCACTTGCGCACCCTGTGATCTGTGACAATTAATACTACACGAAAACAAGCTGTCATTTGCTTGTGATGTGTGAGCAATACTTCTAGTGATTGCTTCAACATTAATATTTTCTTTGATAAACTTTTGAGACATGTAATATACATATATATAGCTAGCCTAAACTACATCTACGCTTGGACAGTTTTACCAGACGCCCGCCAGAACCTATCATAAAGTTCCTGCCAAGTCGGCAAGGTCTGGTCCGTAACATAAGAACTATAAGGTTCTATTTTAAGAATTGTACGGAAAAATTCATTATGTCTATTGAATATCTCTTTACCATAGAAGAAATACTCATTATTGGCAGAGACAATAACTGCCACCATCTGTTCGTATGAATTAATGGTACCCGAAGGCAACCACACAGTCAGTGAACGATGGATAGATTCTTCCTCCAGAGGACACACGTAGCAACCTATATCTTCATCAAGACGCCAAGTGCGCTTAAGAAAAGATACAGAATCAATATGTATATATGGTATGGAGGCCGAACCTTTGTCAGCCATAGTATAACGCACACCTATTGTTGCTAAAACACTCTGAATAGTGGTGTGAGTGAAAAAAGAAGCTCTTTCAGAAACTCCCATAACATTATCATCACCATAAGTGATTAAACGAATATTATCTTGAAAAG